GACGGGCTTGCCCAGCTCCTCTCCCAGCCGGACGATGGTGCGGTTGAACTCCCGCAGTTCCTCCTCCGACTGGACGTCGCCGTTGCGCAGCATGAAGGCGTTGTTGCACAGGGGCTGGATCTCCAGGTAGTCGTAGAAGGAGGCGATGCGCTTGAGCTCCTCCCAGTCCTTGTGGTCCGCCACGGCCCGGAACAGCTCGCCGGCCTCGCAGGCGCTGCCCACCAGCAGGCCCTCCCCCCGGAAGGCGTCGATGAGCCGCAGCACGTCCACGTCGTAGGTGATGCCCAGATCGCCCCGGATCTTGTTCTTCTCGATGTCGCTGGCGCAGATGGCGATGACCACCTCCACCGAGTCCCGCAGCTCCTTGAGCATACGGATCTTGCTGTCCGGCTCGAACCCGGGCAGCACCCGGGATGCGTGGTGGTCGTCAAAGAGCTTGCCGCCGAACTCCAGATAGAGCTTGTTGCCGAACTGGCGGATCCGCTCCCGGATGTGGGCCGACTGGAGCTCCAGATACTTCTGATTGTCAAAGCCGAGCTTGTCCATCTTTCTCATCCTCTCCTGTCATTCATTCAATCTGTTATTATACCATGAATTAGTATGCTCCGCAACGCTCCGAAGCACCCAAATACTGAACATTTCAGCCCATAGAAAGTGGGGTAAATCGGTGGCGGTAGTAACAAACTAATAACACGGTATCACGCCTTTTTTGCGTAGTCAAGACTGATCCAACCAGCGCCGCTTTTCAGCTTGCCCCACTTGGAAGCACCGGCCCCGGTTCGTTCCTCCACGATGGTATAAACACCGGGCTTGATGAAGCCATTTTTCCCGTAGTTGGTGCCGGGGCCTTTCCTGATATACAGATCAGGGATTGTTACCCGCACCAAATAGGGCTTCACTGTGGCCCCTGTGCCGCCTGTGGCGGGCTTTTCGGTGTTGGGGGTAGTAGTTACACCCCCGCCCTTCATGGCGGCTTGTACGGCCTTCCTGAAGCCGTTCATGGTGTACCCCGTTCCAAGCTGGTTCCACAGGTGTTCAGGATCACCGTGATTGGACGCAAGGCCACGGGCGCAACCTTCCCGGTGGGAAATGATCACACCATCCTTCATGGGATCAAGGCCGTATTGCTTACACAGGGAAGCGAACAGTTCCACAGCCGCTTCATAGGTTCTTTTTGCCACAGCCTTTGCAGTAGTCAGATCGGAACAAGTGAAGTTTGCCCCGCTCGTGTACTTGATACAGGCCGGTTCACACATTTCAACCCCAATGTGGGTGTTGTTAGCGGCTCCGCCAGCGTGCCAGCCCCGGTGGTTCCAAGGAAGGGTTTGATACACGGTGCCGGTGTTCCCGTCAATAAACCCATGCACACAGGCTTCAAGTCCAGAACGATTCCAATTCTTCACGAATACGGAAGCGTTAGGTTGGGAACAGCCCACAGAATGGAGCATCAGCCCTTTCACCGTGATCTTCCTGCCGCTCTTATAGCAATCATTTTTCGTCAGGATACTTTGCACCAATTTCATTTTTAGGTGTCACCTCCAAAATAGCTTTGAATTTAGTGAATGCTTCCACAATGTACTTACAGGACACAATCAGAACCGCCCCAATAATGACCAGATCAGCAAACATATCAGCATATTCTTCCGGGATTGCCCAACCAACCTGATTGGCGTACAGGGGAAGGGTGGTAATGCTCACACAAAGCAAAGTCAGCCCCACCACGAAGGCCGCAACCTTCAGGGCGGAATTGATTGCTTTTTCCCGGTCAAAAGGCTGAAGCAAGATTTTGATGTTGTAGTACAGTGAAAAGGCCACATTGGACAGGTACGCCGCCAAGAAGATCAGCATTGCCCACCCAATATTGATCAGGTTGTTCATAATAGCTTCCAGCATGGTTCACATCTCCTTTGTATCGTTGTAGATTTCCGGGCCGTACATCTTCCGCAATTTGATCCGGTTTTCTGCCTTGGCTTTGGAATAGTAAAACCCGGTTCCAACCCCCAATTCAGTAAAGACAGCGGGAATCAAATAGGCCAATGGGGAAAGATCGTTGGTTCTCCAAACCATAATAAAAGTGAAGGCCGTTACCAACACAGTAACGGCCCCCGCACAAATCAAGATCAGTTTGGAAAACTCTTTTTTCGGCTTTTTCTTTACCCGGCTCATGCTTCCGGGGCATCAGTGGGAAGTTCCAAGAACTTCATGTGAAGATCATCCATTACCCCATTCACCCCCAATGAATGATATTGCTTCCAGCAGTTTTCAAAATTATCCCGTGCGTAAATCGGAGCATAGCCCTTTTCGGAATATTTATTGAAATCACTGATCATTTGCGCCCTCAAAAGTGCCTGAATTCCAGCTTTCAGGGCTTTGGAATCTTCAGAATTGTGTTTGATTTGGCTATACAGGTATTTGAAAGCCGCCGCAATCAAAGCCGGAATGCCAAGCAAGCGCAACCATTGGTAAACCGTCATTCCCCGTTCACCCCTTTCTGATCAGATTGAAAATGTGCTTCAAATCCTCCACCGGGGCATTATAGAACTCAAAGTTCCAAATCCAATGATCATCGTGATCCGGGCGCTTGTACTGTTGGCAACGGGCATCCGCCCAAACCTTATTCCACCGGCTCTGATACCCGTTATCCCGCCGTTCCAGCAACAGAAGAATGGAAGAAACCAATTCGCCCCGTTCCTTTCCCCGGCCATCATCGTTTTGGGTGAAGTAATCATAGGCGTTTTGGCTGGTGATCCCACAAACCTGTTGACCTTTCCACATAATAAAACCGTCCTGAACAGTCAGGGCGGTTCCATAGGGAATATTCACATGGCCGCAAATACCTTCAAACCTTGCCCTTTTTCGTGCAAGGTAGTTTTCATACTGCATTGGTTACTTCCTCCCATCCATATACACCGGGTTCCCAAACATTGTTTTCCGTCGTAGAAATCCAATGCTTGGAATTGTGGCTTACTTTTGCCCCCTTTGGGTAAGCATCATGCGCCCCTACGGGTTGCGACCATTCAGGCCATTCTTCAGCGGGATCACTGGTTTTGCTCCACAGGCTGGAAGCGGTGTCAGGTGTCCAATCAGCTTGGGAAGTATGGTTCTGAACACACTTGTAAAGGGTTCCTTTATAACGGCGGATTTGGCCGGTTTTGTAGGCCACAGGGTAAGCCCATTCAGCAAACAAATCTGCGTGTTCCGCCGCTGTTTCAGGATCAATGTTCCCGGCTTCCGCCATTGTCACAAACACGATCCCGCCAGCTTCATTGGATTTGGTGATTTCTGTTCCCGCATCAGTTTCTTCCAAACTGACGGTTTCCGCCCCATCCAAAGTATCTCGGCCAAGCAAATGGTACACAGTCCCGGCAAAAACAATGCCCGAAGCATCATGCTCCGGGCAAAGGACATAGCAACCATTTTCGGCCTGTTTAATGTAGTTCAGATTTTCGGTCAAGCCAATGTTGGCCCCGTCTTTGATGATCCTATACATTTTGCACCTCCGAAAAAGATAGCATGATATAGCCGCCTTAACCGCAACAATCTTCCGTGGTCATTGAAGTTCCGGTAATAGGCGGTTTGGCATTCCATAAACTGTTCAACTTCTGATAATAACCGCTTCCCTTCAAGAAATTCCCGGTGGAACAGCTTCAGCTTTCGCCTTGCCCGTTTCACACCATCCCTGTTCCCGTTCACTTTGATCTTCCCGGTTTCCGTCAGCGTGAATCTTGCTTTACAGAACCGGAAGGGCTTTGTCAGGGGTATGATCTTACACTTCCGTTTGTTCACTCGAATTCCGAGAGCTTCAAACCGCCGAACAACCTCATGCCCAAGTTTCTTCAGGGCTTCCACATCAGGAAAGATTAAATAATAATCGTCCATGTAGTGGCCGAAACAGTGAACCCCGGCTTGACATTTAATCCAATTATCTATTGCGCTGGGTAAGGCAACCATTTCTTGCTGTGATGGTTCCACTCCCAAGGGCAATCCCCGGCCCGGTGTCGGGCATGGGGAATTCTGTATTACGGTATCAGCCAAGGCCCGAAGATTGGGGTTTAGAATTAGTTCTTGGTGCCGTTGGTACAGAAGCGCATGGGGCGCATTCGGGAAAAAGCCTTTCAAATCCAACAGCAAAACCGCACCTTCCCGGCCATACCTCCGGTAATGCCAATGAAGCTGTTCCTTCAGGCGGCGGAAGTGCCAGTGAAGGCCCTTCCCCTTTTGGCTTGCTCCGTTGTCGTGAATCATACAGGGGCCATATAAAGGGGTCAGAACTTCATTACAAAGGGCTTTGTGGATTTGTCGATCTGTAATATGGGGTGCATCTATGGGCCGTACTTTGCCCCGCTCACATAAGGTGAAGTGGGTACATTTCATAGGCTTCCAGTTTTGATCCAAAACCTTCCGCCGTCTGTTGGCCGTTCCTGAAAACAGGTGTCCTTCAAAGTTCTGAACACTCTGTTTCCACCGTACCCCGTTACAGCACTTCTTCCCATAGAAGAACATTTTGCGATAGGAAAAGATCTTTTCCATAGGCCCAAGGGCATTACACCGGGCCTGTTTTCTCGCTTGCCGCTTTGCTTTGCGGCGCTGGTATCTTGCTTCATGCCGTTCTTGGCTTGTCATAAAAATAAGTATTCGCCTTTCGTACAGATAAATTGTAGGGTGCCGTCTAATCTGCTTTGCCCTTGCACATGAAATGGGATATGGCACGATCCCCCACCATGCAAGAAGCGTCCGTGTAAGGGCATCAAAGGGCAGTTTTAGGGATTGGCTACCCAAGGAAGTATCTCTCCTTTTGCGAAGGTCGTCTTTCACCTGAAATCCAAAAGCCGGGTTTCTGTTACTCCATTTGACCTCGCAATCGCAAAATCCGGGCCGCACGCCAGCCGAGTAGTAAGCGTTGTTATTGTTGTTGTTGCCGTTGTTGTTGACATTGCAGAAATTGTTATTGTTGTTGTAATTAGGGGAACGCAACCACCACCACACCGCCGAGGTCACATTAACAGAGATACACCTAATTTTTTTTGAAATTAAGTTTTCAATCTTGAACCTACATTCTTAATGGCCCCTTTCAAAAGTTCGTTTTCTTTGTCGATCAGCTCACCAAGATTTTGCGCCATCTTATCCAATTTTTCCATTGCGTCTTGTGATTTGACTGCATTTCCCTTGGAAGTAGTAAAGGCCCCTTCCGGGTTCTGGTTCAAAATCAGATAGACATGGGTTAGGCGAACATCAAGCGCCATCAGGGAAGCCCTTGCTTCAAGCAAATGCGCCTTCCGCAAACTCACCCGCTGTTGGTCTGAAGGAAAAATGCTGTTGGCCTTTTCCGCATGGTCTATGATCTCACCGGCCAGCTTTGCGATTGGCTCCGCAATCAGCCGGGAATACCGGGCGGAAAGGCGGGTGAGAAAGTTGATGGTTTCAACATAGATTTGGTTAGCTGTATTGATGAATTCAGCCTTACTTGTGGTTCGCTTTTGCTTCAGTACGGACACGGTTACACCCCTCTTGGTGTGTTGTCAATTTCAATCGGGCCTTGCTCTCTTTCTACATCTTCCAAGTGCTTTAGAAGCACATATTCAATGTAGTTGGTTATTGACCGATGATCACGGGTTGCAAGCGCCCCGATTTTGTCAAATACTTCATCTGATAATCGCAAGGTAAAAACCCGCTTATTGGTCGCCATCCTATAACCTCCAAAAATTTTGCATAAGATTATTGTATGGCGTTTTTCGGTTTGTGTATGCGCTCTAAAGACAGGTAAGTGATAGCACTTTGAACGGAAAAAGCAATTTTTCAAAAAT